TCTCGGATTCCACCTCCAACATAAACTATAAGTTTATCTAATTCGGGATATTCTTTTAAAGCTTGTTCTACAACTCCAAAGTGTCCTTTAGTAGGTGGTTTAAACCCCCCTCCAAACAAGCCTATAACTTGCCTATCTTCAAGAAGTTCTCCTATTAAATATTTAGTAAGTTGGTTCACTATTATCTAAGTTTTTCGATTTTTTCTTTAGCTGCTTTTTTCTTGTCGTCAATACCTTTTTTAGCTTCTCTAAACTCATTCATAGCATCTTCCATTTCTTTAAGTTGCATTTCATATTCTTTTAGAGCTTCTGTAGCATGACGATTAGCTTCGGATCTAATTTTATAGACTCCTCCTGTTTCGCCCATTTTGATTTCATCAAATACAGTAGCTTCATATACCATATCTTCTTTGGTCATTTTTCCTTTAGGTTTTCTAACTACAAAAAATTTACCTACTTCGTCTATAGGAGTATATTCTTCTTGTTGTATTGCTTCTAATTCTTCTTTAATTAGATGGCGTAATTGGTTTAGTTTCATGATAAAAATTGGTTTATTTTAGTTTTAGCTATAGATAAAGTATCAAACTGAGGCAATGTATCTACCATTTGTTGTATATCTTGGTTTAATTTTTCTATATCAGCTTTTGCTTTAGCAATTTCTTCTGGTGTTTTTGGTTTTCCTTTAGCAGATGAAGTATCAAAAAATCTTCTTTTAACCTCTTCAGGACTAAATTGCATTTCAGCATCTTTAGGATTATTATTAATTAATATAAATCTATTTTCTCCAAACATATCTTTATATGTATTTATATTTAAATTTACATCTCTCCATGAACGCAACACAATACCAGGAAGTAAACTGCGTTCACGTTTTTGATTGCGTTCTAGGGATGTTGTAGGAGAAACATATAACATTAACATCATTGTATCATATCCTAAAGCTTCAAGTTGTTCTTTTTTCTTACGAATAGGGTTAGATGCAGCTCCTGTTCCATCTACAATTACATTTTTAAGATTTTTTATTAGTTCTTCAAATTTTTCTCGTGTTTGTTTTTGAGCAACAGCCATTAATTTAGCTGCTTGAGAAAGTTGATCAGGTGTAAAATTTTTCATATCTATTCCTAATCCCGTATCTTTTAACATTTGTTCGTATGTGTCGTCAACATTTATAACAGATATATTAGATGGCAACAATTGTTTTGATATTGTAGACTTCCCTGAACCCGCCGGACCTGCTAAAAATATAGCTTTAGGTTTTTTAATGGCTTCTCTTAAAAGGGATACCAGTCTAATCATAGCAGATTTTGTTATAAATATATAAAAAAAGGCTTGGATAACCAAGCCTTCTGAATTATTGTGTGTTTTTTTATTATTTTTTAATATTATTTTTTAGTATCTTCTGCTTTTTTACTTTCACTTACAACGCATCATCTACTGCAGTTGTAAGATTACGGATCATTTGAGATAATTTGGTTTTATCTTCTTTAGGTAAGTTTTTAAGATTTTCTTTTTGTTTTATTAAATCCTTAACAAACTCCTCACGAAGTGTTTCAATTTTTTCTTTGTACTTTTCAAATAAATCTTCTTCAGCTTTCTGTTCATTTTCGTCTAATTGAAGACCAGCAAGAGCATTCATGCGTTGAAATTCTTCGGATAGTAATTGTTTCATGTTGTTCTTTTTACATTGGTTTTAAATTGTTCAAATTGTGGTTCCGCATTTGGGTTTTCCAAATCAAACAATTGTTTTACTATCATAAATATATGAAGATTTTCACTCTGCGATCTCTCAGATGTAACTATTTCCCATCCTTTCCCTTGCATTTTCTCTTTGTTAGCCTTGCGTTTTGATGATTTTAACCATAGTATTCCGTAATTTTCTATAGTTTTGCCAAAACACTCTTCGTAACATTTACCATAAACTGCGGTTTGTAGTTCGTAGGTGGTTTGCATGTGGTTTGATGTTTTAACGTCTAATAACCATAGTTTGCCGTCTATTTCACAAATCAAATCGCATGTTCCTGCTACTTTAAGTTCATCTGAAAATAAATGAACTTCGGTTTCTATGAGTTTAGGATTATATGTTTCCCAAAATTCTGTAAATCGCAAAAACATTTGCCAAACATCAGGAGCATATATGGGGTCTCCATTTTTGGATAGATAGTTAAGTTCTTCTCCGTTCAAATATTTCTCTACTAAATTGTGTACTTGAGTACCTTCTTCAGATGCTTTTTTAACTATATATTCTGAAGCATATCCTACTTGCTTGAGCCAATTTTCAAAGTATTTACCCTTTGGATAATATTGTAATATATAAGTGATAGATGGATAGTATTCTCCGTTACGCCTGTAATAGCGGGAATCGGGCATCGTGATTTGTTTGTGATCATCGGATATTTCTAATATCCTGTCATACGAATGTTTTATTATCATATTAGTTGAAGTTTTTTCTCTAAAAGATTAGAGAATGTTAAAGGGTAAGTTTCTTGAATAAGGTGGGTAAAATTTGTAAATCCCATATCCGCAGGGTCTTTATCTTGCAAATCTACAAGATATACTTCTTTTCCCTCTTTCATAAGGTTTTCACAAAAATTTAATGCTTGTTTTTGGGCATCTTTATCTAACGCTATATATATTTTACCTACTGCTGATGTGACAAGTTTTTTCATTAAACTAGGTTGTATTGTTTTACCTAATAAAGGCACAACATTACGTTTAATAGCTAAGGCATCAAATGGTCCTTCACATAATATAACAGGTACATTCCAATTTATAAATATTTCAAATGGTATTATATTGCGAGAAGTAGATGGGTTTTTATATTTTACTGGGTTGGATTTATCAAATGTTCTAGCAGTAAAATAATTTAAATTTCCATTTTCATCATATGAAGGAATGATAATATGATTAGCATACCTTCCTTTTTCACAATATCCCATATTGTATTTAACAATATCGTCTTTTATAATACCTCTAGCTTTAAGATATGCTAAAGCATGTCTTCCTATAATATTGTGGGGTGTAATATCAAGTAGCGATTTAAATTCTTTAGGTAATTCTATTTTTTCTTCTTGTTTAGGAACATCTATAGCAAAATATGTTTTAACTATAGATTTAAGTTCTACAAGTTTCTCCCCAGGTACACCTATAAGCTTAAATATTTGGTGTATTTTTTTACCTTTTTTATTGCAAGTCCAACAATGCCAACTTTCATAATTTTTAGATTCTTCATCAAAGTTTATTTCAAGTTTTGGCTTAGTATGTTTGCAAAAGGGACAAGTATAGGCGGCGTTGCCCCTAGCAGTAAGCTTTCCGGTACCAAGTACAGAGTTTACTAATGTAACTAGAGTTTGATTTACCATAATGGGGAATATATAAAATCCCTATTTGGAATCAAAATCTTTTCTGTAAAATTTGCCTAAAACGTTATCGTTAAAGTATTCTGTAGGTTTTTCTAATACCCCATGCTTAAACAAATACTTACACTCGTAATATGTTAGCAGTTTTTTACTATAAACCAGCTCTAATATTTCACGTTTAAATTCTTGCTGTTTACCTTCTTTTAACATCCCTAAAATGGGCTTAGCAGAACCATAATATGTTTTCCAATCACTTTCTTTTTGGATAGTTTGGTGAGTTGGTTTACGGCCTGGTCCGGTATGGGCAGCAAGTTCTTTTTGCGTTAATTTGCGTTTTATATTGTGATATAGCACCTTCTTCCCAATATACGATACTCCGCTTGGCAAATGAGTTGTTATGTATATAAACCCGTATAAACCGGAAGGAAAATCATTTATTGTTTCTATAACTTTATTATTGTATAACCACATAGATTATTATGTTAACATATTCCTGCTATAATATCATTACCTATTCTTCTAAATTGGATAAAAGCACTACCAGAAAATGCAGTTAAAGTAATCTGGGTTCTTGCTGCACTCCCATTATTTGACCCGCTGATTAAAAATGGAGATGAACCATTACTACTAAGAGACCCAGCTAAGGCAAAACTAGAAGAACCGTTTCCTGTATTTCTGAGATACACATCTAGAGATAATCCATCTAGTGGCATAGAAGCTGTTATAATGTTGTTCCCTCCCCCTACAAGATTTCCAACCCAATATACACTCCCTGTTACACTAGCATCTACATTTCTACTCCCAGAATTTATGAAACTAGCAGAAACTAATGTTCTATAATTATTAGCTAATATGCTTGAAGCGGTAATGTTGCTTGATGCAGATATTATAGAAGCGGTTAAAGCACCTGTTAATGTAGTTGCACCAGTAACACCTAGAGTACCACCTACGGTAGCATTATCTGTTGCTGTTAATGTAGTACCTAATAAACCGGCTGATGAACTAATGGCACCCGAGGATGTTATGGCTCCTGATGTTCTTAAGGTTGTACCAAATAATCCTGCTGATGAACTAATGGCACCCGAGGATGTTATAGCACCATTAGCTATACGAAAAGATCCTGTAAGAGTTAAACTACCACTAATGGTTATATCATAATCTGTTACTTGTCCTGTTAAAGCATCTATTGATTGAGTTATATGAGATGCTTGTATAGTTTGACTATTTGTTATTCCGGTTTTACTTAATACTGCCATATTATCTATCTATATTTATTAGTATTGTTGTATCTGTTGTTGCTGAAGTTGGAAGAGGTTGAGCGAGTTTACCTATAGCTAATAAATTTTGATTATTATCATACAATCCTATCGTTGATACATATGGGGCAAAATATGAGCCAGTTATAAAATTATAAGGAGTACCATCGGTAGAACCTGATATAATAGAAGGATTTAAACTAAAATTAAATTCATTTTCTCTTATAGTACATTTGTATTGTGTTTCATATATTGTAAGTGAAGAATTAAAAGAACAAGTAACAGCAGATGAAGTTACAAAATTTAATATATCTGCTGATGAACCGCTTGTTATAATTGCTAATCCATGATAATAAAATATATTTCCATATATAATTGAGCCAGACACTAAATTACCTTCTCCATCATCTGTAATAGTAAAGCTGCTTGATTTCCATAAAAATGAATTTGGTTGAATGTAATTTCCAAATAAACGAGAAGGTATAGATATTACTCCAATAGTAGCATTAGATGCTGTGGGAAAATATTTAGGGAATGTTAAATCGGTTTGATTATAATTAAAATATCTGCCTGTTGAAGATGGTGATCCTACCAAAACATTACCCTCTTCATCTGCTCCTGGATAAATGTATCCAATATTAACTGAGTCTCCGTAACTTGAAGTCCCTCCTAGACTAGAGCTTAAATAATTTGAATAATATAGTTCTTTAATTGAGCTATACACTAAACGTTGATGCCTTGTAGATACTTGTCCGGT